AAAGATGCAAAAGTTAATAGTATTGATAAGCTAAAAGGTATCCCTGTTGAAGTAACATTTGAGGATAATATGCTTAAAGAGTGGCGTATTCTTACAGAGGTTCTGTGAAATGACTTATAACATTTAAAAATTTTATGTAGTAACGGGTTCCAAGACACAAAAGATTATAATAAAGATACGAAAGATGAAAACGTATATTATTAATACTAATAGTTGCATCTATGAAATTAAAATATGAAATTAAATTATTTCCTATTGAAAAAAATCATCCACCAGAAAATGAAATAGTTGGATTATATAATGAAAAGGATAATTCAACTGAAATAGGAAGTTGCGTATGGTCAGAGAATACTGGATGGACATGGATAGTAATAAATAAAAATTTAAAAATAAATAGTGAAATAAATATTGAATACAAGACTGATGATTATTATAAATTTAGTCATTGGTATGAACTTTGAAAATTATCATGTCAAAAGCAATATTAAAATTTAATTTATCAGATCCAGAGGATATGATGGAATTTAAAAGAATGATGAAATCTGCTGATTTAGCATCAATGATATGGGATTTGATGCATAATACAAGGAAAGAAATGGAATATCTTGAAGATTTAGGAGAATTTTCTACAACAAAAATGTGGGAAAAAATTAATGAATTAGCAGAAAAAAATAATATAGTAATAGAAAATTTAACTTATTAAATTAAAATGGAGAAAGAGATTGAAATAAATTATGATGAGTTTCATAATTTATATGAAAAAGCAAAAAAAGAGAAAAAAGATTATTTCACATATGATGGTAAAGTAATACTTACATCTTATGCAAAATATTTATTAGAATACTTAAAAAAAGAATAAAATGGTAATAAATTTATTTATTTTTTCAATATTTATATTAGTAGTTTTGACAATATTTAACGACAATATTGAAAATAATACTAAGGAATAACCATTTAAAATTTTACTTATGAAAGAAACAGAAAAAAATTTTTTAAAAATTAAAGAAATAGAAAAAGATCTATTTAGAATTGAAGAGAGAAAGGGAAAGGTTAAAATTGAAGGTGAGATAAACTTGAATGACTTTTATAAAGAGTATATAATTAAATTAATATGGAATGACACTAAAGAGCAAAGATAGATTTATACCTATCACTATGTATTGTAATGAAGAACAATATCATGAAATAAGAAAAAAATTAAAAGATTCTGTTTTTAATTTTGATGAAGAAAAATACTCAAATATATTCCCATATATTACAAATAATTACGAAGATGAAAAGTATAGAGTAGCACAAGTAACTCAAAACAGAAAAGGTAGAATTATATTACCTTTTGATATTGATGATTTTTTATATTATTCTGGAATTGATCTTGATGAAGAAGAAGAAGAAATAAAAGAAATAGAGAATAAAAATAAATTATTCAAATTATATTACGCAGTAAAAGAAATTAAAGAAAATTCAGAAAATTTTTTAATTTCTACAATAGCTGAGAATAAAACTGATGCAATACAAAAATATGAAGATGAATTTGGATCTTATAATTCAGATAGAGATTTAAAAAAAATAAAAACAGTAAAAATATTAATAAATGAAGTCTAATGAAGAAAGGGATAAAATACAAAATAAATTAAAAAAAATACATGAAAATAATAAAGATATATTATTAGAATTTGCAACAGGAATTGGGAAAACAAAACAAGCACTGGATTTAGCAAGTGGAAAAGTATTAATTGTTCATTATGAAATATCACATGCACAAAATATTTTAAATGAAATTAATAAGCATGGTTTCAAAAAAGATAATTATAGCTTCTCTACTTATAGATCTTTCCATAAAGTAGATTTATCAAATTTTAAATATATTATATTTGATGAGGCTCACCATATATCATTAACTGTAATGAATCATATAAAAAAGTATAAAGGAAATATTTTATACCTTTCGGCTACAATGATAGAAAAAAAATGGAAAATGATCCTTAATCACAATCCAGAAACTTATAGATATACTATAACTATATCAGAAGCTGTTAAAATTGGACTATTACCTGTGCCTAAAATTAAAGTACATTGGGTAGAATTAGGTAATGAAGCCAACTATTACATATGTGAAAGAAATCCAATTAAACAAACTGTTACAATACCATTTGAAAAATGGGATACACATAATAAATGGAGTAAAAAAACTACTGTAATTTGTAACTCTAAGCAACATTATGAAATACTTAACAAAGAGTATAATGAAGCAGTTACAAAATATCTAAGTATAAAGGATGATTATTATTTGAATAGAACAACTCTTGAAGAATTTAAAAAATATAAATTCTTTAAAGATATGGCAGGTAAAAAAAGGAAAGATTTTATAAGTAGATATAAATTTAGATATACAAAAGAACTATTTAAAAGTTTAAAAGGTAAAAAGATTTTATTTACAGATTCAATTGAATCTTGTGAAAAATTTCCATATTCTGTAAATTCAAAGAATAATACAAAAATAAATGCTAAGATAATTGAAGAATTTAAAAATGGTGATATAAATAATCTTGCAGTAGTTGGAATGATGAAAGAAAGTCATAATATTCCAAATTTGAGTCATGTTATAAATCAACAAGTAGATTTTTCAAATTTTCTTAGTTTTATTCAAATACAAGGAAGAGCTTTAAGAAGTAATAAAACAGTTTATCATTGTGTTTTTGTAAAAAACACAATAGATGAAGAAATATTTAATAACTTAAAAAATGAAAATTTATTATGATTCGTATTTTTGTTATTAAGAGTGTCAAAACCCTTAAACACTAAAATAAGTTATCTTTATAGCAATATAAAGAATAGGTCAGGTTGTATATTCTTTATACCTGAAATAACCTATTGGGAGGAGGAAGCAAGACCCTAAAGGGGTGCTAAATAATTAAAAATCAATAATTTATATTAAAAAAAGGTCTCATTATTGAGACCTTTTTCTGTTTAAAATATGTTATATGAATACAATAAATGAAGTATTAGAGAGTATTTATAAAGATAGTAATCTAAGAAGAACTTGTATACCATTATTTAGAAGCAATCCTGGATACGGTAAAAGTCAAATGATATCTCAATTTGCAAAGAAAAAAGGAGTAAACCTAGTTACATTTATAGCCTCTCAAAGACTGCCAAATGAAATATCAGGAATAGCATTGCCAAAACAGGACAAAGAAGAAATGTCTTTTTTTGACTATGATACATTATTAAATATGAAAGATGGTGACATTTTATTCTTTGATGAAGTATTGAATTCAATACCTATGGTATTAAATGCTTGTTTAAATTTGTTAGAGGACAGAAGAACAATTAGTGGTAGAAAATTAGCTGATATTATGATTATTGCTGCTGGTAATCCACAAGGAGCTACAATAATGACTCCTCAACAAAAAGAAAGATTTATATTTTACGATGTAAAATTTAATAAGAATATATGGGGTAAATATATGTATGAAAAATACACAGCAATTCCAGAATCTATTTTATCAGATTTATCTGATCTTATATCAAAAGAATCATTTACAAATTCAAATGTAAATTATTTTACACCAAGAAGTGTAGATAAAGCTGTTGAAATGATAATTAAAAATGCAAATACTCCGTATAAAACAACAATTGAACCAATATTAAATGTATTAATAGAAAATACTAAAGAAGATGCTAAATTAAAATCTGGATATATATGGAAAAAAAATGAAAAAATATCTTGGCTTGACTTACAAAAACATTTATTATGATAAAATTAATTCAAAGTGAAAGATTTAAACTACCTATTGTTTATTTGGTAGAAAATAATGAAGACCTTAGTTTAATACCTTTAGGGATACCTTTTATAAAAACAGAAATTAGAAATTATGATAATTGTGTTAGAATGCTTGAATATGAAGTTTTATGGGAGATAATGAAAAGATCAAAATTTAAATTAGACTGGAGAGCATTATTAAAAGAAAATAATTTTTCATATAATGAAAGTTTTACATTAGCAAAAAGTGAACATAGTAAAGAGGATTTAGGAGGAATTACAGAAACTAAATTAGAATTTAATGATTTATTAAAAGATGTTTCTTATAAAGTAGATATTGAGGTATTAAGAGATTTACATTTATTACCATACTGGTTCAATGTTATAGAAGATTCTATAGTCGTAAATTTAGCAAATACAGCAATTTTTAATCCAAATCTTTATACTAAAAAATTTGGTATACCTATTGGTGATTTTGAATTACCTGAAATGCAAAAAAATATAATAATTATTGATATTTCAGGATCAATACCTAAATCAATATCTTCAAATATTTTAATATACGCTAAAACATTTGCTGAATTATTTTATACAGATATATTAATTACAGGAACAAAAAGTAAATTATATGATTATTCTGAATTAGATTCATTAGATATAAATGAAATTTATAATGAATGTGGAACAGATAATGATCAAAAATACTTTAAAAAGATTGTATCAAGTCCTAAAACATATAAAACAGCAATTGTATTTGGTGATAATCATAGTCCATGTATGAAATGGCATAAAGGAGATGAATATATAAAAAAAGATGATGGTAAAAAAATATGTCAATGGAGTATTGGTGAAATAATATCTTTACATACAACAAGTAATTATACACTAGCTGGATATGCTGATTGGTTTGATGTACCAAATGAGAATATACAATATATAAAAAATTGGGTAAAATATTTAAATTAAATTATTATGATTTTTTTATCAAAAGAAGAATTGAAATTAAAAAATGGTGGGTATTTAATAGGTCCTAATGGACCGATAACAAATGCATCATTTGTAGAAGAGCAAGAAAAAGCACACAAAGCTATAGTACTTGCATCCATATTAAAAAAGAAGAATTTTAAAGAATCAAAAGTAGATACTTTTGAAGATGCTGTAAAAGAAACTGAAGAATTGCTTAAAAATTCAAAACTAAGAGAGTATAAGAATAAAACAAGTATTACAACTCCATTACTTGAAACTATGAAAAAAGAAGCTCTTGATTGGATAAAAAATGAAACTAAAAATAGTGAAACAGATAAATTAAATGCTGTAATGCAACAATTTAATACTATTTCTGATTTTGAAGAGTTTGGTTTATATTTCAATGGAGGGATTGTTAAATTGCATAAAATCTATACTATAGAAGAAATTAAAAAAGCTTATGAAAGTATAGTAGAGCACATATAATGGAGAATATTATTAATAAAGTATTGGATTGGGTTAAGTCCCAATCCAATATTAAAGGTTGTATAAGTGGATCAAGTTTATTAGAATATTTTGAAGGACAAGATGTAGATATATTTCTTTATGATGAAGCATCTTTTACAAAGTTATTATATGCTATGTATTATAATGATATGTTTACACTTATTGAACCACTTGAACAGTGGAAATTTAAAGAATGGACTAATGGTAAAAGACTTGGTATTAATAAAATAGGAATAGTAACTATTAAAATGAAATATAATTTAGCTGTTGATGTAAATATAATTTATAAAAAATATGCTAATAATATTTTTAGTGTACTCTCATCTTTTGACCTTGATATTATATCAAAAGGATATGACCTTCAAACAATGGAGTATTTAGACTTATCAAAAAAAGATGGTAAAACTGCTCATTGGAATAAGTGGAATCCAGCATTTTATTCTGATAATATATGGGATATTTCAAGATTATTAAGACAATTTGAAAGGTGCATAAAATATCATAAAAGAGGATATAATACAGATAATATTGTAATAAAATATCAAGATATGCTACATAAACTTGTTGAATATGAATCTATTTTTAATAGTGATAAATTTGATGAAAAGGTCAAAGAAATGAAAAAAAACGCTAAAATAATAGATAAAATATTTAATATTTGGTTATCCACACATGAAATAGATGATGAAACATTTGAATTACTAAAAGTAAAAATTAAACTATTATGAGTATAAAAAGCTTATTAGAGGAATTAATACCAAAAGATTACCTCGAAAAAACTAAACAATTTAGTTCTCTCCAAAATACAAAAGAAACATGGAAAAGAATTGGATTGGGGGATAAATTTGAAGAATTGGGAAGTGACTTTGATCTTGATGCATGGATTGAAGAAAATGGTTACGAAAATATAGTATAATGGAAGAAACAGTAAAAAAATTTATAGAAGATAATAAATTAACTTTTGAAGTTGGTAGTAGAAATTCAGATGCTACTATATTATGTGGATTTATAAATTATTTAAATGAAGTTGAAAATGATTCAGAAGATATGGAATATTTTTCAATTCATAATTTATTAGATTTATTAAATAAAATAAGTAATATTGAAGTAACTACTGAATTAGAGGAAGAAATAGAAAAAGTGTTTGAATATGCTGAAAATAATGATTACGGTATATGGTGGACAAAAGGAGAAGCTCATAGTCAATACATTTTCTAATGAGAACATTTCTTTTAAAAAATAATAAACCAACCATATTATGGGGACAAATCCCAAAATATAAAAGGTTTAAGGGTTTACCACCAAAAGGGTACGATTTAGCAGTTTCAATGGATGATAATTATGTTATTTTAGATGTAGATGTAAAAAATGATAAAAATGGATTTGATCATATTCCTAAAGAAGTTTTAGAACAATTAAAAAATACTTTTAATTATAAAACAAAAAATAATGGGGCACATTTTTGGATTGAATATAAAGGCAATAAATATTTAATGAATAGAGCTACTAAATTTGGTCTAGATTTAAGAACCAGTAAAGGATATGTAAAATATCCTATTGAAGATGATCCTTATTCACATTTATCAGAAGTTTATTCTCATCCGGTTATAGATAATTTTTTAGAAAGTTTATATACAGATGATATCAAATTATCAGATATTAAAAAATGAGCTTGAAGAAAAAGGAGTAGTAGATGTAGAAGCTGCTCTCCTTTATCTTTTTGCTATTGAACATGAATTAGATATTTCAAAAATTAAAATATCAAAAGCTGATATTTTAAGAATTGGAGTATCTGATAATATTACAGAAGAAGTACAATTAAGGTACCAAGAATACAGAGATTTATTTAAAGGATTAAAACCAGGAGCTGAGGGTGATAAACAAGCTGTTATTAGAAACTTAATAAGATTTATTAAAAGTGAAAAATATACTTTTGATGAAATACTACAATATACTAAAGAATATATAGATAGTAAATTTGGAGAATTAAAGTATATTCGTCAAGCTGATTATTTCTTATACAAAGTTATTAATGGAACAAAAACATCAACTCTTAAAGAATTTATTAATAATTCAACAGTTGGTTTTAGTAATACTAAGATTATATGAATGACAATCCATATGGAAGTAAAACTATTGAAGAGGCCACAGATGAGGCTATAGAGTATATTAAAAAAAGAAAAAGTGGAGAAATTAAGAGTTTTAAAACAGAATGGAAACAGTTAGATAATGAAACATTAAATGGATTTGAAGAAGGTACACTAAATTTAATTGCGGGATTAAGCGGATCTGGTAAAACTCTTCTAATGGCAAATTTAGAAGATAGGATAATGTCTAATAATGACGTAGATATGATATCAGTAAATTTCAACTTTGAGATAACCTAGTAAATTTAAACTTTGGAATAATATTGTTGTTTCAACAATATGAGACTAATAAAAGATTATCATTCCGAAATAGTCAAAATGACTTTAGAGGGAAAAAGACAAAAAGAAATTGCAGAAAAATTGAAATTTTCAAAAGCCGGTATTTGCAAATATTTAAAAAAGATTGGAGTAAAATACCGGGGGTCTGAAATAACAAAATCACAATACGAACTAATTATAGGTTCATTATTAGGGGATTCTACACTTATAAAATGTAAAACTTCTGAAAATTTTGAATTTGTATGCCAACACGGATTAAAACAAAAAGAATATGCGATTTGGAAGTATAACAAATTAAAATCAATAAGAATGTCTTACTATGAATATACTAGAAAAACTCCTAATAAAATAACAGGAAAATATTATAGTTGTTGTGTGATAAGAGCTAAGACAAATAAAAGATTCGATATCTTAGAAAAGCTGTTTTATCGTAATAGGGTAAAATTTATAAATATAGACGTATTAGAATCATACTATACTCCCTTAGCTTTATCAATCCATTACATGGATGATGGATATTTAACAGGAAGAAATTATAATATAGCCACTTGTGGTTTTTCAAAAGAATGTGTTTTGAATCTGTCAAAATTTTTATTAAATAAATATGGACTATTTAATATTGTAACGAAGGATAATAGAATAAGAATAAGAGCTTGCTCTGCTGAAACTTTTACTAGTATTATCTATCCATATATAACACAAGTTCCAAGTTTAATGTATAAATGTCTCGTAACCTAGTGAATCTGAGAAAACCCTGAAGAGGGTAACTCTAATCCAAGCCTTACAGAAATGTATTGAAGGATCAACGACTAGATATAGTAACCTTAACAAGTGGTGTTGAAGGCAAAATATCCAAGAGTGCTAGGCATGTCCTTATGTATACCAATACTTAAAGGGGCATGAAGAAATAGTCTGAACTATATATATAACAAAATAAAATATAGAAGTAGAAGATAAAGAGCTTCTACGATAACAAATTGGTTAAGTAAAAATTTAATAATTAGAAAATTATCATCAAGGAGTAATTTATCAATGAGAGATATTTTATCTGCATCAGAACGTTTATTAACAGACAAAGAAATTTTAGAAATTGAGGAAGAAGCAAAGGAAATTAAAAAGCAAAATGTATTGTATTTTGATACCCCTAAAACTATAAATAAAATGGCAGAAACAATAGGATGGGTATGGGATAAATACAAAAAACCTATGCTTATGTTTTTGGATCACAGTATTTTAGTTCAAAAATCTGCACATCATAACACTACAACTGATATGTTGTATGAATTAGGTCAGTTTTGGAATATAATTAAAAAACAATATCCTATAACAGCTTTTATTGCTTCACAATTAAATAGGGAAATAGAGAGTTCTGATAGAAAAAAAGTACCAACTATGCATTATCCTCAAAAGGGAGATTTTAGCTATAGTGATGGTCTTTATATGTCAGCAGATATGGTAATAGTATCTCATATTCCTTATATGTTAAATCTTCAATTTTACGGACCTCAAAGATTACCTTGTACTCAAGAAGATGTGTATTGGCATATTTTAAAAAATAGAAATAATGAAGCAAACAAAGTAATTAGAATGAAAGCTGATTTTAAAAACATGAAAATTATAGAAAGAAATGACAGTTAAAAAAACTTTTATATCCAATGGTGAAGTATGTATAGGAGTTTTTCCTAAAGAATTGGAAAATGCTGAATTTAATATTTATAATATTGGATGGCATAGATTAGATACTGAAGCAGTAAAAGATTATCCATTAATAAATTGGGAATATATGGGAAAAACATATCAAAAATATGAAATACCATTGAAACATTTTACTAAAATAAATAAAGAGGAAGAAGATTCAAATATTTCATTAATGACAATTAGGGACTTTTATTGTATTTTAAATAAAGTCCCAAGGTCAAATAAAGAATGGTTAAATAAATTAATTTTAGAATGATATTACCTACTAAGAAAGTAGAAGCTACAAGGGTTAACCCTAAAAAGCTGATTATATATTCTAAACCAAAAGCTGGTAAATCAACATTGGTTGCTGAATTACCAAATGCTTTGCATTTAGATTTAGAAGAAGGGCTAAATTTTATTAGCTCGCAAAAAATTGATGTAATAAAAGAAGCAAGAGAACAAAAAAAAGATCCCATTGCAGTATTATCTGAAATTGGTAAAAAAATTAAAGAAGCAGGTAATCCTTATGAGTATATAATAATAGATACTATTACAAAATTAGAGGATTTAGTTTTGCCATTAGCAAAAAAATCCTATATGGATACACCTCAAGGTAAAACTTTTACTGGAGATTCAATTCTTGAATTACCAAATGGTGCTGGGTATCTATGGTTAAGAATTGCATTTAATAAAGTATTAGATACAATTTATACTTGGGCAGATAATATTATATTACTAGGACACTTAAGAGCAAAATCAATTGAAAAGGAAGGTAAAGAAGTAGAAGCAGCAGATTTAGATTTAAGTGGAAAATTAAAATCAATAGTTAGTGCAGATGTTGATGCAATTGCTCTTTTACAAAGAGAGGGTGATAAAACTTATCTTAATTTTATAACTTCTGATGAAATTATTTGTGGATCCAGAGCTGTACATTTAAGAAATCAAAAAATTCTTGTAGCTGAAACTATTGATGGAGTATATAAAACTTATTGGGATAAAATATATATTAAAAGTAAATAATTTAAAAAATGATTAAATTAATCAAGAGTGAGCTTTCAGAAATGTGTTCAAGATGTACACCAGCTCAAATTGCAGAAGAATTGACCAATAAATATGGTGAAAAAGTAGGAATTGAAGTAATTAGAAGAGCTTTAAGTCATTTTAACTTAAAAGCATTAGGTAGAGAAAAATATCAATTTGTGGATGATTTAGAAGATGTTGATACATCTAAATCAAATATTGAAAATCCTTTTATTAATTAATAATATAATATAATATGAACATAGATTTTGGAGGAATAGCAGTAGATAAGGCATTTATGCAAGCAGGAGTTAATGATAATGTATTTTTAGAATCATTAACTTATGAATCAGCAGATACAGGTAATAGTGTTTTAATTAAATTTTCATCAGATAGTGGAGCAACAATTCAAGATAGAATTTTTGAACCAAATGATAGATTTAAAGGAGACCTTTCATCTGAGGAACACATTCAGAGACAAGTTAATAGTATTAATAGTAAATTAAGATCTATTTTAACTAATTATGTATCTGAAGAAGATATTGTTAAGAAATTTACAGAGACAAAACCAACATCTTTTAAAGATGTAATCAAGATTTATGAAGGTTTGGTGCCTTCAAATTCAAGAGATTTAAAAGGTAGATTGTTTTGTTGGTATAAAAGTAATGGGTATCTTGAAGTTCCAAAATTTACTTATGCAACAAAAGGTAATAGATTATTTACCCTTAATCCTGATGTTGATCTTGAAGTAAATCCAAGATATTCTGATAGAATGAATAAACCTGAAAGAGCAGAAAAGCCAGAAATAGACTTCTAATATGAACTATTACTTTAGTGATAAGGTATATTTTAATGTGGTGGATCAAATGAAAATTTGGTCCACTATTTTTGGCTATAAAGTATTTCCAAATACAAAATATACATCACCTTTTAGAGAAGATAATAGACCAGGATGCTGGATTGAATTAAAAGGTGAAAAATACATATTTTATGATTATGCTTCTCCAATATTTAATAAATTAGATATTATAGATGGTATGAGATATAAATTTAACTTATCTTATATTGAAGCAGTAAATAAGATTTATCAAATTCATATATATGATGGAAAAGTTGTCACTAAAGCTGAATATTCTAATTTTAAATTCAATTTGGTCTATAAAGAAGGTAAATACAGTAAATTAGATAAGGAATACTGGTTAAAACGTGGTATAACTAAAAAGCAATTAGAAGAAGATAATATAAAAAAGGTGGAAGTTTACAAATGTAATAGTAAAAAGAACCCATATGATTTTTATTATCTTTATCCTATTTTAGCTTATGCTATTAATTATCCTTCTGGTAATATTAAAATAGTTCTTCCTTATACTTCTATAAGATTTATAACAAATTCAAATCAAGAAGACTTGGGTGGAATATGGGATAATACCGATCAGATAGTTATATCAAAATCATATAAAGATTACAGACAATTAAAAAATGCAGGTTTTAATACTTTATTTACAATGAATGAAGGTTGTAAACCTAAGATTTTAAAGGATATATGTAAAAATTTTAAAGACATTGTAATATTTTATGATAATGATATTCCTGGAAGAGAGTGTTCAAAATCATTACTTGAATATATACCAAATTCAAGAGAAGTATATATACCTTATAAATATGGATGTAAAGATCCTGATGAATTAAAAATTAAATATTTTGATGAATGTTCAAAAATTTTAAAAAAAATAATCAATGGAAATAGATGAATTATTAAAAGGTAAATCTTACAGAAGAGGTACAGCAGTTTTTCCTTCAACAAGAGAACTTGTAGAGCCTTTTATTGAAAAATTTCCAAGCACAACCTCTATGAGGATAAAGGTTGAAAGACCTAAAGAAGGTACTATTGATGAAGATGTAGTTGATGAGACATATACAAGAGTATTAATTGAGAGTATATTACCTTATGAGTATAGAGATAGAAAAAGAATAATAGGTTTATTATATGGATTAGATGTTCAAAATCCTGTAATGAAAATATATTCTGGATGGGAGAATCAAGCGTGTTTGAATTTAAGTGTTTTTAGCCCAAAAAGTATTAAAACAGCTCATTTTAACAGTACAAGTTTCTATGATATCTATGATAATATTATACCTTTTATAGATGAAACTGAAACAGATATGAATGTGCTAAGTGATGCTCTTGGTTTTCTTGAATCTACAACTTATAAAGAAGAATCACTAAATAATATATTAGGGTCTTTAGCACAAAAATGTTTGACATCTTCTGGATTAAGTTCTCCATATATTAATATGGTAAATTTTATATCCTCTTCAAAAGATAGAAATGGTGTAAAAAATCTTTATTATAAATCAAGTGGAGAATATAGTTCATTAGATTTATATGAAGCTATGACATGTACACCATCAGCTAAAACTCTTGATAAAAGTGATGATGTATTAAAGATTTATAATTTATTTAAATAAGCCGTAAAACCCCTATCCCTTTAGGTTAGGGGTAGTTCACTTAAATAATCATTAATATGAGGGAGAAATCCCTCATTTTTTAAATTTAATAAAATGGAAAATAATAAAGAGTTAATAGATCATCCAAAACATTATGGGGGTAAAGATAATCCATATGAAACTATAAAAGTTATTGAAGCATGGGGGTTAGGTTTTAATTTAGGTAATGTTGTTAAGTATATATCAAGAGCAGGTAAGAAAGATTTTTTAATACAAGATTTAGAAAAAGCTAAATGGTATTTAGAGAGAGAAATTTTAAAAGAAATCAATTAAATAATGAGTTGGAATTACAGAATATTAGCACATGAAAATAATGGTGAAATATATTTTCAAATACATGAAGTTTATTATACTAATAACACTCCTAATGGATATACAGCTAATCCAATTACAAATTAAAGTCAAAGAAAGCACACGTATTTTAATCATGATAGTGTATCAATAAAATTAATATTTTTAGTAATAGAATTAAATTATTTTATTTATATTAATGTAAAATTAATATTTTGAATAAAACTACTATGTATTTAGGGCCCGCATTAGTTACTAATGATAAAGTATTCTCTTCATTAGTCAGATTATTTAGGGCTGGAGTACCTGTTGGTATATATGCAGATGATATGGACTATATTGCTTATGGTTTAAATCCTGAGTGTTTATTTTTAAAATTAAAATCTGATAATGCAGATATATTTATAAATAGACATAGAGAAGATTTAATAGATTTTTATGAAACAGGAGATTATACCATAATTCTTATAGAAATATTTTTAGAAAATAAAGATTGGAAGAAAGATTTTTTATTAGGAAATTATTCTAAAATTTATTCAGAAAAAGATTTAAGAAAAACTAATATTAAAGATTTTAAATTTACTGGACAATATGAATATATGAATAAAAGATACCAAGTATTAATAAAAGATACTGAAGGATTTTGGGATGAATATATTAAATATATGAATGAAGTTTTTAATGGTGGTATTTATTTTCCCCCTGATGATAGAGAATTAGATTTACCACCAAATTTTAAAGAAGAAATTTTAAATTATAAATAAATGAAAAAGTTAATTATATTATTATTTTTATTATTAAGTATAAATTTATTTTCGCAAAATAGATACTTATTAAATGTTAAAGAAGTATATATTGTTGAAAATCCAAGTGAAAAAAATGAGGAAATATCTAGACCAAATAATATAGATTATTTAATTTTAGAATTTAATAAGTCTAAAATTAACCTCAAATTATTTTCTAAAGAAAAGGCTTGGACTGAGACTTTCTATAAAATAGTTAACACTGATCAGGATGATATTATAATTTGGAGAAATGATAATATAATTATGACAATAAGTGAAGATTTTATATCATTAAAAGATGTAAGAAGTAAAAAATTAATAGTACTTATATTATGAGAATAAAATGTGTATTTGATATTGAAACTGATGGTCTCTTAGATTCAGTAACTAAAATACATTGTCTTTCATATAAAATAGGAGACAATCCTATTTTGACAACTAATAATCCTAAGAAAATAAAAGAGATATTTAATAGAGATTACACATTTATTGGACATAACATTGTTTTATACGATTTTAAAGTTCTTGAAAAGCTATTAGAGATAAAGATGCCAAATTCATTTATAGACACTTTAATACTGTCATGGTATCTTTTCCCTAAAGCTCCTGAACATGGCTTAGAATGGTGGGGTAATTATTTTAAATATCCTAAAGTTTCAATTAGTGATTGGTCTTTACTAAGTTATGAAGAATATACAAAAAGATGTGAAAGAGATGTAGAGATAAATAACTTATTATGGGAAAAACAAATAAATTTACTCAATAAACTTTATGAGAATAACCCTGAAAAAATTATTAAATATCTAATGTTTAAAATATATTCTATAAAAATACAACATGAAAATCCATTAAAATTAGATATACCATTTTTAAAAGAAAACTTAAAAAAATTAAATAAAATATATAAAGAGAAAAAAGAAAAATTAGAAACAATACTTCCAAAAATACCAAAATTTGGATCAATAACTTATAAAAATTATATAAAAAAAGATAATACATATTACACTAAAAAAGATCCTGAATTTAATGAATTAATAGCTTTAGGATATACTGTAAATGAAAAAATTACAATACCAAAAATAACAGGATTTAATTTACCTAATGGAAATTCTCAATCTCAAATAAAAAATTATTTATTTTCAATAGGTTGGGAACCTTTATGGTATAAAAAATCTATATTAAAATCTGGTGAAATAAGTAAGTCTCCCCAAATAAGTAAAGAAAATGGAAATTCTGGTGAAATATGTGAATCAATAACATCAATGTATGATAAATATCCTGAATTAGAATCTCTTGAATCTATGGGTGTATTGAAACATAGAATAGGTGTATTAAAAGGTTTTTTGAGGGATCAAGTAAATGGGTATATTGTTGCAGATATAGCTGGGATTACCCCAACTCTTCGTATTAGACATAAAGGTGTAGCAAATCTTGTAGGTTTTGGAAAACCTTATTGGGAAGAAATTAGAGGTAATTTTATATCTGATAAAAATCAGTTAATGTGTGGGTCAGATATATCTTCACTTGAAAATTCTGCTAAAGAACATTTTATGTATTTCTATGACCCCGATTATGTTAAAAAAATAAGAGTAAAAGGATATGATTCTCATTTATCATTAGGAGTATTAGCTAATTTAATTACAAAAGAAGAAGCAGAATATTATAAAAATAAAGAAAATGAAAAAACTGAAAAATATAAAGAGATACATAAAAAGAGATCTATAGCTAAAACAGCAGGTTTTGGTCTTTTATATGGGGCTTACCCACCTAAAATATCAGAATCTACTAAATTACCTATAAAAGAAGCTGAAAATTTATTTAATGCCTATTGGGAAATGAATAAATCTGTTAAACAGGCAGCTGAAGATTTTAAAAGAAAAAGAGTTAACAATCAAGATTGGGTTTATAATCCAGTTTCTGGTTTTTGGCTCTCATTGAGAAATGAAAAGGATATATTTAATTTAATTAATCAAGAAACAGGTAGTTATATTTTTGATTTATTCTTAAAAGAAGTATCAAAAAAAATAAAAGTAAATTTTCAATATCATGATGAATTAATGTTTACTTTTGATAATAATATATCTAAAGAAGATATTAAAAAATATCTTTTTAAATGTATTAAAATTGTAAATGAGAAAATTAAATTAAATGTACCAATAAATATAGATGTTAAATTTGGAACAAGATACAATGAATGTCACTGATGGTTTTTTATATATAAATAACCTTTTAGAGAAAGAGGTTGAAAGAGTTGCTAATTTTTACTCTAATGGGTTTACTAATAATTATATATATTTAACTACTGATGGAGGACAAAATACAGCAATGAATTTCATATTAGATTTAATAAATAAAAATAAAAATAATACAACATTAATACTAAATGAAACAGTAGCTTCAAATGGTTTAGTGTTATATATTAAAGCAGAGTGTAAAAAAGAGGTAAAACCTAATAGTTATGCTATTGCTCATTTATCATATTTTAATATGAAAATTACTGGATATAATATGGATGGTATTAGCTCAAGTGAAGTAAAACATTTAAAAAATTTAAATAAAGAATTAATTAATATGTATGAGAGCATTGGTATAGATAAGAAATTAATCAATAAAATGATTAAAGGAGAAGATGTATTAATTGATTATAAATTTTTAAAAAAGTATACTGATGAATACAATAGAAAGAATAAAAAATTACTTTAAAAATGAAGGGTTATCACAATCTGAATTAAAAGGATTAATTTATGGATTACATAGATATAAAATAGAAAAAGAAAAACCATTATATTTTGAAGAAAAATCCTCAATGTTAATGGGAACAATAGTTGGAGATATGCTATCACATAATATTGAAGAGTTTTATGAAAAATATCATATAGGTGAAATTGATAAACCAACTGATACTGTTGCATCAATAATAAGATTAGCATATGATTCTATGTATAAAGAACCTAAGAGTTTTGACACAAAAGAAAATGCTTTAATATATGCAGCAAATTATCATGGTTATGGCAAAGGAAAATATTCTGATGAAACTATATTAAATAAATTAAATGAAAGTAATTATTATTGGGAATATTTAATAGAATTAGGTGATAAAACATTAATATCCAATAAAGAATATGATCTTGCTAAAAAAATAGTATCAAGTTTAAAAAGCCATGAATATAGTAAATGGCTATTTGAACAAAAAGGTATTTATGAAACAGATTTATATTTTACTTGGGAAGATGTTTCATGTAAAGGATTAATAGATTATATGACTGTAATAGATAATGTATTATATATTGTAGATTTTAAAATACCTGAATATAATACTCAATTTGAACAATCAGCTGAAAGATTTAGCTATCCTATACAAGCTGTTTTTTATACAGAAGCAGTTAAAAATAATATAGATTATGTAAAATCATTATTAGGTGATTTTGATTCTATAGCACCTTTTCATTTTTTAACTGAAAGTCAAAAATCTTGTGGAACACCTTTAATTTATATTTTATCTAATAATAAAAGAGAAAAAGCTCTTAATGAAATTTTAGATGGTCTTGATAAATATAAATGGCATAAGACTTTTAATATATGGGATGTAGATAGAGATATATATTTAAATAAAGGGAAAATTATATTATAATGGATGAAGTAGAGATAGAATTAACAAATGGTATAAAATTTAATCTTATCCATAATATGCCATATGAAGGTATATTTGATATAAATTCAGCATTAATATGTTGGTGTGCAAGAACTAAAGATTATGCACCTGAAAATTTTGTAAGATATGTAAGAAATAAGAAAATAGGATATAAAGTTTTTACGAAAACACAATATAAAAATTATCTTTCAAACTTGGAAGATAAAAGAAATGGTAAATTTAAAAGATAATAAATGGCAAGTTTAAAAATTGGAGCAAAGCTCAATCAAACAAGAATTAAAGCAGATAGGACAGCTACAATAAGTTTAGCTACACTATTAGAAGTTAATGAAGACATTTTTAATTTATTAAATGAACTTTATTTTAATGGATCTGAAGTAAAATTAGTAATAGTACCAGAAGAAGAATATGGAGAATTTATTTATAATGAAGCAAAAAAATTAGCAGATGATTAATTTTAATGTAAAATGGGAACATGGAGTGTACAAGCCAAGATTTGCTCCAAAAGTAACTAAAATATTAAGTTACACTAATAACATTGTAAAAGAAGTTAAATATAGAAATTATACAAAATGTATTATTACTATTGGGTCTGAAGAATTTGAAGGTAAAGTAGGTCTTTATTACAAGGACAGAGAAAATAGAAGAGTAGGTAATAAAATAGCTTTCAGAAAAGCTACTCTACAAATACCTAATAAGAAAACTAGAACTGAATTATGGGGATGGTTTAAAACAAATCATACAAAATGTATAGGTTGTTAATTGTTTAAGGAGGTGGGGCATAATGCTCCCCTCTCCTTTCTTAAAAAATCTAAAAATAAATATTATGTGGCAAAAATGTCCAATTTGCGATGGTACAGGATATATAGAAAATACATCTAGATTATCTTACACAAATATTTGCAGAGTATGTAGAGGTCATTGTATTATTTCTTCTTTAACAGGTAAACCACCAAAAGATGATGAAGAGGGTTCAGAAGTAAAAAATAATCCAAAAGTACCAATACCACCAAATATTAGTCTTGATGGTAGAATAACATATACTGATAATGAAGAAGAGTTTATGAAAGAAATTGCTAAAAAATACATTAATCAAATAGATAAGAATTAAATCAGATGAAATCTTATACAAGGGTATATCTTGATTATTTTGGATATTCAGAAGATGATTATATTATGTGCGAGTATTGTAATAGAGCAAAAGCTGTAGATATCCATCACATATATTCTAGAAAAAGAAGACCCGATTTAGTGAATAACATAGAAAATTTAATGGCATTGTGTAGAGAATGTCATACATCTTATGGTGATAATAATAATTATTTAAATTCATTAATTGATAAACATAAAGAAAAGATTAGTGAACTACCCCTACCATAAAGGGATATTGGTTTTACGACATAAATTATAAATTTGAAGAATTTGTTTCTAAATTCAATAATGCTTAAAAAATAATTAAAATGGCAATATATGATCCAAATAGCAATCAACATAATAATGGTTCAGATATTGAAGTTAATTTAATTGAAGAAGATCATGATTTAAATTGTTTAGAATTTGCATTAGGATTTTGGTTTAAAAATCCAAGATATAAAATATATTATGATTCAGATCATGCAATAAATTTATTAGAATATCCTTTAATTAAAAACTTTTTGCCTATTGAAGACTTTGGTTTAGAGCATTTTTTAAATTCTTTTCTTCTAAAACCAAAGTATATAGACTTATTAAAAATATATTTTAAAACATATGGAAGATAGAGTAATAAAAAGAAGATACCAAAATATAGATATAAAAAAAATTGAAAATAAATATAATGCAACTTATATTGGTGATTTTCAACTAAAAAATATGCAAGGTGAATGGATAAATATACCATCTGCTGTTTTTTATCAGGAGAATCCACCAAATGGTTATTCTAATTATTTTGGTATTTTTACTGAATCAAACATGGTAGAATTAAAAACATATATTGTTAATGCTTCTTCAGCTTTTTCTGAACCAATAAGTGCAGTAGAGGCAGAAAATGGAGATATATTATATTCTTGTCATGCACATGATTATGTAAAAAGTAGTGATAATTCTGCTACTATTGATGGCGGAAGATCTTATACAAGATATTCTGGTAAATTAGTTAAATTAATTATTGATAAAGATAAATTAGTAGTAAAAAATGAGTAAAAATTTTGTTGATGTAAAACATTCTGTATGGGAAAGATATCATTTTAAAGATGATACAGATATGGAAAATCTTGTAGAATTAATAAAAGATTTTGGTATACCAACAGAAGAAGAAGAAGGATTTATTGAATGTGAAACTTTATACGATACTTTAGAAGAAATGTCACTTAATGATAATAATGGATTCTCAACAATAGAAGTAATAAAAGACAATAAAACAATTTATCAAAATGGAATATAAAATACTTGCACTTGATATTGCTACTGTAACAGGATGGGCATCAAATGGCTTTTCTGGTATATGGAATTTAAAACCAGCAAGAGATGAATCTGCTGGTTTTGCTTTATTAAGATTAATATCTAAATTAAAAGAAGCAATAGATCTTACAAGTGCAAATATAATAGTATTTGAAAGACCGGCAGGTAGACATAAATCTTCTATTATTTCTCAAGCAGAAAAACATGGAACAGTTAAATTATTTTGTGAAGAAAATAATATACCTTACAGAGCATATTCTGCAAAAGAAATAAAAAAATTTATTACAAATAATGGTAATGCATCTAAACAAGCTGTTATAGATGCTGTAAATAAAAAATATAATTTATCTATTACAAATGATAATGAAGCTGATGCAATAGCTTTATATCATTTAGCAGTAGAAGATTTAAAATTAGGATAGATATTCAAAAATTTAAAATGAAAGAAAAAGTAGATAGGTATTTAAAAAAAGGAGCATCATATAAAAGATTATTAGCAGAGTATAAAAAACATAATACATTAGTAATAGGCTTTGATTTTAATTCAACTGTACATGACTATTATAAAGTAGGTGAATCTTATGAGATGGTAAGAAGATTACTAAGAGATTTAAAAAGTATTAATTGTAAATGTATTTGTTGGACAACTTATAAAGATCCGGAATATGTAATTAAATTCTGTAAAGAAAATAATATACCTTGTGATGGAGTTAATTGTGAAGGAGTTCCATTACCATGGAAAAGCAGAAAACCTTTCTTTAATATTTTGCTTGATGATCGTGCAGGTCTACTCCAAACATATAATGATTTAACTAAATTAGTAAAACATATAACAAATAATGAAGGTAAAAATTAAAAAATTAGTACCTGAAGCTACAATTCCAAAATATGCTAAACCTGGAGATGCTGGACTTGATTTAACTGCAACATCTATTAGTATAGATGAATATGGATGTATTTCATATGGAACAGGTATAGCCATGGAAATACCAGAAGGATTTCTTGGATTAATATTTCCAAGAAGTAGTAATTGTAAAAAGGATTTAATACTAACAAATTCTGTTGGGGTTATAGATTCTAAATATAGAGGAGAAATAATTGCAAAATTTAAACCTATTGAATACTTTAATATAGATGACAAACCTGAAGAAGAAATGAGGATATATGATATTAATGACAGAATATGTCAAATAATAATAATACCATATCCACAGATTGAATTTGAAGAAGTTGAAGAGTTATCAAGTGAAGATAGAAGAGGTGGATTTGGTTCAACTGGAACTTAATTAAACAATTAAAAATGGGATATATTAAACATAAAGCTATAATAGTAACTGATTCTAATAAAATATCAATTGAAAATTAGTTAGGGGGTTGAATAATATGTTCAACCCCCTTTTTCTCGCCTAATAATTTATAATATCATCAAGATTTCTATCAAATAAAGTTTGAGTTTGTATTATAGGTCTCACTATTGGTAAATTTTTACCCCATGCTTTATAAGGATTACCTTCATAATCACTATCAAATACAGCTTTTGTAGTAGATGAAATAGCTTTTTCAAAATCTCTTACAACTGATATTGCTGGAATAGGATTTTTTGTCATATTCCCCAGTTCTACTGGATTAAAATATAAACCTAAATCTTGCTGAGATTTATATAATAAATTATAAGCATATCTAATAGCTGCTAATTTATATTTATCATCATCATCATCTAGAGAGGCCATTACAAGATATTTTAATGTTAGACATATTGCAGCTATACTTATATACATTACCATTTCATTAACAGCTCTTTTTGCATTTGCTCTTATGTTTGGGTCAGAATGATTTAATAATTCTCTTATAGTATATCCTTCATTTTTTAATAATTTATATGTAGATATATAAAAACCAGATGTTTTAACACCAAGTTGTTCATTATATATTTCATCTCCAAATCTTCTATTAAATCCTTCTGCAAACCAACTCCATTTAAACTGTCCTAATAATCTTAATGCTACATCTTTTTTACCTGAAACAGGATTTGATGGGTCTAAATTACCATGCATTTTTTTAATTAAAGCACTTATAAATTGAGATGTATCATATTTTTCTTTTTCTTGCCATTCTTTCCATCTTTGAGGTGTAAATTTATTTTCATCCAATTCCCCATTTTCTTTAATTAAGTCCCATATTTTAGCTTTACCTTTGCCTGTATCTATATCTTTTGCCATCATTGCAGCAACTACAGTAATTCCTTTCATATAAAAATCAGAACTTTTTAACCATCCAAATCCTTTATCTTCTATATAACTAACATTTCCATAATGACTTTCAAGGAAATCAAAAGTTATATTTTGATTTTCCATAAAATTTACAACTTTATTTATTTGTTCATCTTGGAAAGCTCCAAAAGATAAATAATTCTTCATAATATAATTCATTACCATAGTTGCTTTTAATAATTCATCTTTAGTAAAGAATTCTCCTGCTGTAGCTTCATGAAAATTAGTTAATAAACCAAATACGGCATTATGTAGTGCGCTCATAGGTGAAAATGCTAATATTTTTAACTGTGTTAGCCTTATAGAAGTATCTGCTATTTTTGTACCAGATATACTCTTACCACCTAAATTATAAAATTGTTCTTTTAATTTTAAAAAATTATTTTTAATATCACTCTCTGCCTGTGTTATTTTAATACCTTGAGATTCTTTTTCAACAATATTGTTATAAGAAGGTAATAAAGCAATAAGTTCTTTCCTTAATTTAATTGCTTCTTTAGCCTTATCAGATTTTAAAAGAGGTATTACATCTTTTAAAGAGAAAATATTCTCTGAGAATTGTTCATATTTTTCATTATTTTTAAATCTATTATATAAAGAAGCCTGTATTGTATATTGTACACTGTCTTTTGTTTGATTTGCACCATCTTTTAATCCATAGTTAGTAGCTTCTTTTGCTCTTTGAACAAGACTATTGCCAAGAATCATAAAATCTTCTATACTTGCCTTTGTTTTATAAGTTTCAAGTACATTTATATAATTTAATACAGATTGAACAGGATCTAATCTAAAAGAAGTTTCAAGTTCATTTATTTTCTTTTTTATTATTTCTCTTTTAGAATTATCTGTTACTACAGTTAAATCATTTTTTAATTTTTCAATTTCTCTTTCAATATCCCTAAATCTACCTTCTATTATATTATATTTTGGATTTCCTAATTCATCAATTGTAACAATATGTGGGTCATATTCAGATGAAAGAAATTCCATACCTACTTTATTAAGCTCTTGTAAACTTTTAGATGGATTATCACTTATTTTACTAACTAAATTTTTTCTTACAGCTAACATAAAATTACTACCAGTAGAGTTTTTTATCTCTTCTGGTAAAACTTTAGAGCCTTCATATGTAAGATTTCTTACAAAATGATAATATTCCCTTAAACTTGGATTGGACATTATACTTAAATAGTTAGAATCAAAAGCATTTGCAGATGCTTTAGGTGCTCTATACAAAGCCATCATACCAATAGGAACTCTTGATACAAAAGTATTCTTATTTTGAGATAAATTTCCTTTGATATATTGATAATGATACTCTGGATTATTTTTATAATCCCAAGCATCAATATTTTTTTTAGCAATAGCTGGATTAGAAGATATTGTATTATAATAATCAGTCACTTCTTTTTTTTCAGCTAGATATTCTTCATATCTTTTTTTAGAATATTCTATTACTGATTTTGCATAATTTTCTTCTCCAACTTCATTTATAAATTCATTTACTAATTGATCTCTTAAAGAAGCATCAGAAGTTGAGAAAATTAATGGATTTAAATAAGCCTCATTTTTATCATACCATGCATCAAGCTCTTTATTTCCAGCAGCTATCGCTGAATTAACTGCTGAAGCAGTAGTTAATCCCATATTACTAAATAATTCATCAAAAACAACTTTAGAGAATGAACCATTATTTATTAAATCATTCACTATTTTTGTAATATCAATACCTTTCTTCTTATCCTCATACAATCTATTAAGTGTAATTTTCTTAGTATTTAAATTCCATCTTTTTGTATTATTACTAAATAAATCATCCCTATAGTTTTGAGATAATTCTCTTTGTATATGATTCATTCTAATTTTTCCTGTTGAAGGATCTCTTTCATATATTTGTAACAATTGTTGTTCTGATAAATTACTAATAGTATCTTTAAATTCTTTTATTCTTGCTTTTTTAGCATCTTTTTCTTTAAGTCTATTTCTTTCTAATTCTGAACCTAAAAATCTTACAAAAACATTTTTACTCTCTTTTATATCTAATCCCTTAGCTCTTTGAGCAGAATCAGCAATTAATACTTCTAGGTCATGTTTTGCCATTTTAAATCTTGGATCTGCATTTTTTAAAATGTAATCCTTTATTTCATCTATAATTAAACTCTCTAATATAGTTGCTTTGGATACTATTTTACCTATTTCATCTGATGGTATTGATTTATCTACTTTTTCATTTATATTTACCCATGAAGATGCGGTATATAAATAATCTATCAAAGTTTCTGGAGATTTTTGTATACCTATACTTATTTTCTTCTCTAATTGTTCTAAATCCTGATTAGCTACGTCAATTATAGATTTACTTCTTGCAGATGCATCATTAGATATATTTCTTATATCTTTAATAGTTTTTTCATATTGTTTTATTCTATTTGCTATTTCATATCTGTTAGATAAAGGAGATGATTTTAATTTTTCTAATCTTTTTATTTTCTCTTTTAACTGTAATTCAGTATTTTTTTGATTCCTATCAAGAGTGGAAGATGATGGAGTGATACTTATTGAACGTACCATATTATCCATCTCATATTCAATATTTTTTTCAAGTGAATTATGTTTAAACAATTCCTCACCTAATTCTTCAACAGAATCATATCTTTTACCTTTATATGTTAATTTGCAACTCATTATTGTTCAGTT